TATCCTTAAAACGAATATATGGAAGAAAATGAATATTGGTAGAGATGCATTTAATAAAGCTTGGAAAGGATTAGAAAAAGCTGGGTATATAAAATCCAATAGAATTATGGAGAATGGATTACTAAAAGGATGGCATCATATAGTAAATGAAACACCGATATACGGACATTCCGACTTACTGAAAATCAGTGAATCTGAAAATCAGATAGTAGGGAAATCAGTAAGTATAGAAAAGAAGGAGTGTATAAAAGAAGTAGTTAATAAAAGAAGTAGGTTAGAAAAGAATACTACTGTACCTGGGATACTGTTTCCTGGTAATGCTGAAAGTCTTTCTAATAAATCTTATCAGGAATTATATGAAATGGGAATAGAGATAGACCCTACTGAATATCTTAAATTAAAATAAAAAAGTTATGTACAAAGTAAATTACACACAGCAAAGTTTTGAAGAAGTCTTACAACAGGCATACGATTCATTGGAAGCAGATGATATTAAAAACCTATTAATGGAGGCTAGAGAGTATTATACTAAATTAGATACAGGTAATCAATTCATAGCTGGTATTTGTAAAAGTGTTATAAAACAAAGAAGTATTTCATTTAAGCAATGGAAAGCAATCTCAGCTTATGTGAATACAATTAAAAATAAAGAAAAAAACAAAAACAATAAAACATTCTAAAATGAAAACACAAGCAGATTTAGCAAATGAAATCCAAAAGGATATGGAAGAAATGGGATACCTTGCAATCCCAGACTTTAGTAAGGTTGGTGACCTTATTGATACAACGGAATATGATTTAGAAAAGAAGAAAGCATATTACCAAAACCTCAGCAAGTTAGCACTATCACAGGCATTTGATGAGATGATGGATGAGTTTACAAAAAATAAAATTAAATAACAATGGCAATTAAAAAGATAGAGGGATTCAATGATTACTTCATTTCAGATAGTGGAGTAGTATATTCAAACAAATTAAGTAACAAAGCATTTATGGCAGGTGGTATGTATCCAATAGCACCAAAGGAACACAATAGAGGATATTGGGAAGTGGGCTTGTTTGCTCCACCAAATGCTAAAGGTGACAGAATCCGTAAATGGTTCAGAGTACATCAGTTAGTAGCTAATGCTTTCATTAAGAAACCTAAACCAACTTATGATGTTTATGGTAATCTAATTGAATTAGTACCTAACCATATCAATGGGGACAAAAAAGATAATAGAGTAGATAACTTAGAATGGTTGACCCGTTCAGCAAATGCTACACATGCGTATGTAGTGTTAGGAAGGGAAAACGTTACACGCCCTATTTATTATGACGGTGTACTATATAAATCAATCAAAGAATGTGCTATGGTAAATGGTTTTAAGCACAACTCATTATGTTCTACACTATCACATCGTAAGCCGTTATACAAAAAGAAACCAATAAGTTACGCTACGGATACATTAGTAAACAATAACATAAAATCGTAACTATGAAATGGATTAAATTAGGAACTTGGTTAGAATTTCTAATAGATTTTTTAACAATGGGACAAGGAGAAAGAATTGCAATATGGATTGCAAGAAAGGTATTCGGACGCAATGAATGTGGATGTTGCCAAAGAAAAGAATGGTTAAATAGATTAACCAACCCAGAATACGATGGGGAATGTAACGGAGTAAACTTATACTAATATGGAAAACAAAATAACACACATAGACTGGAACTTATTTCCAGAGAAGTACAACGATATAATAGTACACTTTGATGATAACCATAGAGAGGTTTGTAGAATGAGACCGATGGAGATAGGAGAAATGGATTCACTATCAAGCGGAGCAGTTAGGGATTATCTAATCTACGTTTATATGTACACAGGCGAAGTAGAGAGTTATGCAATAGCTGAGAAATCAACGGACATTGTAACAAACATTAAACAATACAAACAAAAATATGGAAAATAAATACGCACCCTTTGATGAGGCAGAGTTTAATTTAATGAAAGAAGAACTATCAACAATCAGAATGCATTTACCGGAACACTTAATGAGTAAGATGTGGAGTAGATGTACACAAATAAGAGGTAACAAAGAACCACAACCATGCAGTTGTAAATCATCAGGCGGCCTATGGGCAAGATGCATTGATGAGCTGAGAAAATTTGTAAGTGATAGAATCTAATGAGTATAGAAGAAATACAAAAAGAAAACAATAGAAGGCTGGACATCCTTTATAGAATGAAGAATGATTGGTTGATGTCAGCAGCATACAATATTACAAAGAATAGAGAACTCGCAAAAGAATTAGTTGCAGAACTCTATTCTTATATTGCCGAAAGAGGTAATCCTAATATATGGTATGGTGTAGATGATTTCAATATGATGTATCTTCATTCATTCCTTAGAACCCGTCACATCAATATGGTAAAGAGTAATGGTAAGATACAATCGCTGCCGGACTATTATGATGAAGTGGACGAGAGTTATGATGAGGAGCTAGATAACAAAGTACAAAAGTGCTATGATGATATAGTAGATGAGATACAACAACTGCAGAAAACAAAGATGTGGAGTTCAGCAAGGTTAGCTGAATTATATTTCTTTGGGGATGGCAAGATGACATTGGATAAGCTGAGTAAAGATATAGGGATTTCTAAAAGCACTTCATTCTTAAATGTCAAAAAGATTAAACAACATATAAGATTGACAAAGGTTAATCCCTTCAAACCATCATAGAAACGATTTTAAGGTGGTCTCCTTCAACGATAACTACGGAGTTGGATATAGTTGTTATATCTATATATATTGTTAAATACAACGAATTACAATGGCATTTGAAAAGAACGATAAGCGAATCAATAGAGCAGGTAGACCGGCTGGTGCATTGAACCGAAGTACGGAGATGATGAAACTATCATTAGCTCGTGCTACAAATAAAGTAATGGATAACCTACCATCACTAATGGAGGAGATGATGAAGAAAGACCCGAAGGGAGCAGTAGACATCACACTTAAAATGTTAGAGTTCCATTTACCTAAACAAAGTAGAATGGAATTGAAAGCAGAAGTAGAACAAAGAATACAGCAAATATCCGTAAACATTAATCAAAAGGCAGTAGATGCATCTGGAAGTCAACACAACGATTAGTTATAAGCACATAGAGGATTGCCCTACTAGAGTTTGCCATTTGGTTGGAGGTAGCCGTAGTGGTAAAACATACGCTGCACTTCAATGGCTTATCGTACAAGCGCTTCAAAAGAAAGAGCTGATAACAATAGTAAGGAAAACAATACCATCGCTTAAAAGGACTGTAATGAAGGATTTCAAAGACCTGATGCAGACGATGGGTATATGGAATGAGAATGAGTTTAACATATCGGACAGAACATATACATTCTATAATGATTCACAAATACAATTCATCAGTACGGATAATGCAGAAAAGCTAAGAGGTGTTAAATCAAACATACTATGGATTGAAGAAGCATCAGAAGTAGATTCAGAATCATACCTACAATTACAAATCCGTACAACAGGCAAAATCATTCTAAGTTATAACCCTACAGTATCTCCATGGCATTGGTTAAGAGAGATGCAGGATTGTACACGCTACTTCACATCATACAAAGATAATCCTTATTTGGAAAAGAGTGTGATTAGAGCATTGGAAGACCTGAAGAATACAAACATTAAAGCATATCAGGTTTATACAAAGGGTGAGTACACAACAAACGATAAAGCAATATTTGAATTTGAATTAGTAGAGTGGTTGCCGGATGAAGCAGAGTTTGTGGCATGGGGATTGGACTTTGGATATGCTAATGACCCGAACGCATTGGTGAGTGTATGGAAGCTAAATGGTAATGAGCTATACATCTTAGAACACTGCTATGAGAAGGGAATGGTGACAAACGAAATAACCGATATGTTGAAGAAAGCAGTGAGTGGTAATGAGGAGATATGGGCGGATAGCAGTGAACCTCGTTTGATAGAAGAAATTCGTAGAGCTGGATTTAATATAAAGCCGGTGACTAAAGGTAAGGATAGTATTAACTTTGGTATTGGTGTATTGCAGAATTATAAGATAAAGATACCTAAGAGTTGTCAGAACCTAATCAATGAGTTCTATTCGTATGAGTGGGAGACAGATAGGTTTGGTAAGATATTAGATAGACCGGTGGATTTCAATAACCACCTTTTAGATGCTGCTCGTTATGTGGCAATGATGAAGTTATCACAAAAAGCAACGGCAGTTGGAAAATATGTAATTAGTATAAAATAAAATAATATGGAAAAAGAATTTGACATCAACAATCTAACACACGACGATTTCATGGAGATGGCAGCGTATGTGGCAATGAGTGAAAAGAAGAACGTAGAACTTCTAAACGAACTAAGAGAAGTGAAAGCTTATCTATCTGCAACTCTACAACAAAGGAATTCAGCAGAGATGAAATACCAAAACCTTTTAGCTGATAAGGCCCTGAAGACTGTACCTATTACTGAAGCAACGGTGATTAACACATCATTAGATTTAATCAATCCAGAACAATGGGCTGTACCTGAAGGAAAGGTAAGTAAGGTAGAAAAATCAGATAAACAATAATATGGAAAATATAGAAGGTTACTTAAAAGATTATAAGGATAAGTTTGAATCTTATCATAGTGGGATGACTGTGGATAATCATCACCAACACAATCCAGACCCAGAGTATTGGGCTATCCTATTGGGTGATGTAAAGTTTAATGCGGAAAGATGGAAAGGAAAGAGAGCATTAGATTTCGGATGTGGATGTGGTAGAAACCTAATCAATCTATCTACCTTAGCTGAATGGGAAACAATTGATGGATGTGATATATCAAAGAGCAATGCAGCTTATGCACAACAATGGTATATTGATAATACACAATCAACTGCTGCCTGTAAGACATGGGAGAACAATGGTAAAGATATACAACCAACTGCGGAAGGCTATTACGATTTCATAATGTCACACATAGTATTTCAGCATATCTCAAACTATTCAGTAAGGTATTCAATCATAGAGGATATGTACAAATCGTTAAGGGATGGTGGATTATGTTCATTACACTTTATGGATTTAGGACAATCAGCACGCTATCACGATGAGTGCTTGGACTGGATGAATTGTAGAGTAGAGGATGAGCAATTCTTAATTGATGATTTTAAGAAGATTGGATTTAAGGATGTGAGTGTGGAAACAGGTAAAGATTATTTGACATCGGTTAAATCTTATTATATAAAGGGAACTAAATAACAAATGTAAATTCACAATTGTAAACAATATGAAAAAAGAAATTAAAATCACAGTACCAACTAAATGGTCAGCAGTTACACTTAAACAATACCTAGCACTACAAAGAGATTTGAAAGTGTATGGTGATGATGAGAATGCTTATGTAGCATGTCTATTACATCACCTATGTGGATTCTCAGCTGAGTACCTGCATGGATTGGATACTGAAACCTTTATAAAGATTAAGAAAGACCTTACAGGCTTTATGACTAATACTAATAGTGACTTACAAAGGTTTATTAAAATTGACGGGGTAGAGTATGGTTTTGAACCTAACCTATCAAAAATGGCGTATGGTGCATATTTGGATATTACAAAGCATGATACATTTACGATTGATGAGAATTGGGCAAAGATAATGAGTATCCTTTATAGACCTGTAAAGAGAAAGGGAATGGGAACGTATGAGATAGAAGAATACACAGGCAAAGATAATGAAGCCCTATTCTTAGAAGTTCCTATGGATGTACATTACGGAGCATTGTTTTTTTTTGTTCGTTTATTAACGGCCTTACCGAGCGTTATCCTGAAATCTATGATGGATTCGGAGAAGCTCCCTCCGAGCATCAAATCCGTTTTGGAAAGAAGTGGAAAAATTACAGCTCAGTTATCCAGTTAGCTGGTGGAGATATAATGAAAATGGATGAAGTAACTACATTGCCATTAGAACAATGCTTATTATTCCTTGCGTATAACTCGGATTACAATTACTTACAAAACCTACTACACAAAGAAGTTTTGGCAAGAAACAAATAGTAATCCACTACATTTAGGGAATCGGTTGTTAAATAATAAAATCATTAGTATATGCCAACTCCAGCTTACTTAGCCAGATTCAAAGCAACATCTGGTATTTACTTAGGACCTACTAGGGGAAAGAGTTCACCAAAGAACAATAGACAAGCTTGTTTATGTGCGAATTCAAACACATACTCACGCAAATGTTGTAATGGTGCATTGATTCAGCAAGGGATAGGACAAACACAACAACCGGCACAATTTGCAACAAGAGGAGCATTTAGTGTTGGGTTCTCTAATGGTTTTGATATAGGAACACCCGTTTATTAAAAATTATAGAAACTTATGTCTCAATTAAATAAAACACAATTAGAGCAACAAAACCAAACCAGCTTTCCTAATAATAATGCTGGGTTTATTACTCCATCAATACTAAGAGGATTCAATACAGATATGATTGATAGCTTGGTTGATGAAGGTGAGTATAATATAAATTCAGCTTCATTCTCAGGAAGTATTGCAGCATTGCAGAATTTTAGTTCTTCATTGGATGGACCTTTTGCAACTCAAGCAGAATTAACTCAAACTGCATCAATACTACAAGCTGACATTAATACTAAAGCAACTGTAACTGGTAGTAATAAGTTCGCAGGTTCTCAAACTATTTCAGGTTCTATTTTCCTTTCATCATCCGTAGTAGGTGACCCACATCAGATTGGTAATACATCAGGTGGTGACTTGTTTATAGCAGGTGCAGCTGGAGCAGATGTTGTTTTAGAATCAAATAGTACATTTACTATTAATGCAAACAATGGTGTAACAATTAACT